ATGGATGCGATGTCGATCTGGATCGGCTTCGATCCGCGACCGGCTGAAACGCAAGGCTTCGCCGTCGCGCGGCAGTCGATCCGACGCCACCTGACAATCCCGATCCCGGTTCGCGGTCTCGGTCTCGACTGGCTGTGCCGTGCCGGTCTGTACTACCGGATGCACGAGCACCGCGAAGGTCGGATGTGGGATCAACTTTCCAACGCGCCGATGTCCACCGAATTCGCAATCAGTCGGTTCTTGGTGCCGCACCTCGCCGCCAGCGGATGGGCGTTGTTTGCCGACGCCGATGTCATGGCGCGCGCCAACCTCGCGGAGCTATTCGCGCAAGCCGATCCGTCGAAGGCGTGCATGGTGGTGAAGCACGACTACACGCCACGGGGCACGACCAAGATGGATGGGCAAATCCAGACGGATTACCCGCGCAAGAATTGGTCGAGCGTCGTGCTGTGGAATTGCAAACACGCTGGCGCGCGCTACCTCACGCCGCACGTCGTCAACACGGCGCGCGGTCTGCACCTCCATCAATTCTCATGGTTGGATGACAGCGACATCGGCGACCTTGATCCGCGATGGAACCACCTTGTCGGCGAAGCGCCGCCACGGCATGATGCCCTACTGGTTCACTTCACGCGGGGCACACCGAACATGGCGGGACACGAGGACTGCGAATTCGCGGACGAATGGCGGGAGGAACTGGCGCGGTGGGCAGAATGAAACTGCTCGTGGTCGGTCCAGACATCCAAGACATCCGCAAGGTCAAAAATTTCACCGGCATCTATGCCTACTACCTCGCGCGAGAATTCCGCGCGCGCGGTGTCGAGCTTGTGTTTGCTGACGGCAAACATCCAGAGCCGTTGCGCTACCTCGCCGACGTTGATCCGCAGGGTGCCGATCACGTGCTCGCGTTCGGGCTGCGGTGGTTCACGCACCAGCCTATCGGCTGCGCAGCGATCCTGAAAACCAAGGTGCCGGGTGCGGTCACGATGCTGCACGACGGTCTGGTCCACGACGGTCTGACAAACCAGATGGCAGGCGTTGACTGCACCTTCATGTTCCGCGACGACGCGTTGCGGGTGCGCGACTGGAAGCGGTACGCGAAATCCAACCACTACATCGGCTGGGGAAGCGATCCCGAATTGTTGTTCCCAGAACAGCGACCGGAGGAACTACGCATCCTGATCGACCACCAATTTTACAAGGGTGGGCACCCCGATCACACCAACGCCATCGTGCACGACGCGATGCTGTTCGCCACGGCAGGCTCGTGGAAAAAGCATCACCCGAAAGCCAACGGCGTGAGCGTGCGGCGATTGATCAATGGCGGCGCAGAGGACGTGACGCTGGAGAACATGACGGGCTTGCCGTTCAACCGGATGCACGTTCCGTTCCCCGACATCTGCCGAGAGTACCGCCGCGCCCACGTGTACATGGTGACGCACCGCGAGAGCGTCGGTCTCACCTGTCTGGAACTGGCGACGTGCGGTGCGCTCGTGGTCGCGCCGATGGGCATGATCTATTCGGATCGCCTCGCCACCATCCGCCACATTGAATTTGCGGGCGTCCGAATTCCGTGGTCGGAAATCATGCGCGCCATCGACATCAAGGCGTCGGTGGAGCAGGCGCGTCTCCAGACATGGCCCAAGGTGGCGGATCGTTTGTTGAACTGGTTCGCGGAGTACAGATGACCATCGTCGCCATCGTACGCACCGGGGAAAAATTTTCCTTCGACTACGTGGAGCGGATGCGCAACATGGTCGCGCGCCACATGCACCGCGACTACGAATTGGTCTGCCTCACCGATCAACCGGAGCGATGCGACGACGTGGGTTTCGTTGACATCGGCGCTCTCAACCTTCCCGGCTGGTGGGCAAAGATGGCGTTGTTTGCTCCCGAATGGCGCGGTCGGCATCGCGTCGTGTACCTCGATCTGGACACGGTGATCATCCGCGACGTGTCGGAGCTTGTGGACGTGCCCGGTGAATTCTCGACGTGCGAAAATTTCACGAGGCTGGCGGGCAACCACGCCTACCCGTGCCGCTACAATAGCAGCGTGATGGTGATCGGCGGCGGCATGGCGAGCTACATCTGGACCACGTTCGACCGTGAGCGTGTCGCGTACATGACGGAGAGCGATCCGTACGGCGACCAGCGCGCCATCGAGTTGATCGTACCGGATGCGCCCTTCCTCCAGTCGCTCGTGCGTCCCAATTTTTTCCTGAACTACAGGAACCTCACCGCGCACAAACCGGCGCACGCGGCGGTGATCAACTTCGGCGGTCGCAACAAACCGCACGCGTGCGACATTGGATGGGTGCAGGAGGAATGGCGATGATCCTCGACGTTGATGGTCTCCAGATCAACCTCATTGACGACGAGGATCGTCAGGTGCTGCACGTGAAGCGCGGTGACGGATACGAGGAAGCATCGTTGGTGGCATGGTCCAAGATGGTCGTGCCCGATTTAGTGGCACTCGACATCGGTGCCTACACCGGATTGTTTTCCATCATCGCTGCGAAGCGCGGCGCGGTCGCCGTCGCGCTGGAACCGATGCCAGCAAACAGGTGGCGGCTCGACTGCAATGCAAAGCAAAACAAGGTGCTGGTGCGTGTGATGCCCTGCGCGGCGTCGGACGCACCGGGCGTCACCACGCTGCACTACAATTCCAAAGTGCCGCTCACAACCGGAGCCAGTCTGGAAAAGGGCGCGATGCACAATGCATCCATTTCCATCACGCGATGCACCGTCGATGCGCTCGCCCTACCGCGCGTGGGTGCAATCAAGATTGATGTGGAAAAACATGAGCATTGCGTGATCCGTGGCGCGATGCAAACCATCAACCGCGACCGACCGTCGCTGTTGATTGAAGTCCTCGATGCGGATGCCTTTCGCACGGTGCGCGACATGCTTCCAAATTACGAGTGCAAGGTTGTCTACGATGGTCGGAACGCTTTGTTCACGCCCATAGGAGGCAATCATGCCGCAAGGACCGATAGCAGGCACGGCGTTTCTGAAAGTGGACGGACGGATGTATCCGCTCAAGGGAAACCTGACGGTCTCGTCCTCTCCTGTTGAGCGCAACGGCATCGCCGGTCAAGACTACGTGCACGGCTATCAGGAACTGCCGCGCGTTCCGTACATCGAAGGCGACGTGTCCACGCTGCCCGAAGTGTTGATCGAGGATTTGGAACAGGTCACGGATGGCGTCGTCACCGCCGACCTTGTGAACGGTCGCAGCTACGTCCTCTCGCACGCGTGGACGAAAGGTCCAATCGAAATCAACACGCACGACGGACAGTTCCGCATCCGCTTCGAAGGCGTGTACTGCGACGAACTGTAAGGGTGACGCATGGCGGATGCAGCAATCAATAACCGAGAGCCGACCGTGGCGGCGGCGGCTCCGGTCGAGACCAAGGAGCGGTCGAAGGAGGTTATCATCAAGCTCGTGGAGCCGGTGCAGGCTCACGGCGAGACGGTCAAGGAACTGAAATTCCGACGACCGACCGGCGGCGACATCATGGCGCTTGAAGGCGGCTACCCCATCAACATCAACTGGCAGACGGGACAGATCACGCCGAACCCGCCAGTGATGGGCATGATGATGTCAACGCTGGCGATGGTGCCGACATCGACCATCAAAAATCTCGACGCGGAAGATTGGTCCACCTGTGCTCATGCGCTCATGGGTTTTTTCGCACCGGGCGCGCAGGCGATGCAATACTGAATTGCTACCGCCTCGCGAAATTCTACTCCCGCAACCCGGCGGAATTCCTCGCGCTGCCGCTCGATGAAATAGAGCAGCACATCCACTGGACCGACCGTCTGTTGGAGACATCGGAACAGCAAGGTCCACGGCGCGATGGTTGACGACGTTCTAAGATTGCGGGCGACCGTCGTCAACGAACAGGCGCTTGCGCAGCTACGCGCCGTTGGTCGCGAAATCGGTTTGGTGCAGGCGCGCGCTGGCGTCGGCGCGACCGCTGCCAACACCGCCTTCGGGAAGCTGGGCGGCACTCTCAAAAATATCGGGCGTGAGGTAGCGTCGGTCGTACCGATGCTTGGCGGCTTCGGTCTCGGCGCTGCCGGTGCCGCCGCTGGCGTCGGTTTGTTTATTCGTCAGATGTCGCAAATCGCGACGAAGGTGGTCGAGCTAAAATACGCCAGCCGCGAGCTTGGTATCAGTGAGCAGGCGATCCGTGGTTTCAGCAATGCGGCGCAGCGTGCCGGTGTTGCGCCGGAAAGGATGATTGAAGGCTTCGCCAACTTCCGAAAGAACACGACCGATTTCAAGTACCGCATGGGATCGGTGCGCGATGAACTGATCCAGCTTGGTGCCGGTCCTGTCGTCGCGCGCATCGCCGCTGCGACCGATCAACTCGATGCGCTCAAGGAAGCGTGGGACTTCAAGAAGGTTTTGGATGAAGCCGATCCCAGCGGCGAAAAGGGTCGGCGATTTTTTCAACTGTCGGGGCTTGGTGCCGACATGGCGCGACTGTCTTGGGAAAAGATGGTCGAGGCGCACAACAAAAAACAGATGTTTTCCGCCGACGACATCGCGCGCGCCGAAAAATTCCACGACGCAATGTTTGATATGAGCGAGGCGTTCGATGACCTGTCGATGAAGGTCGGCTTTGCTTTGTTCCCCGGCATCACGGCGGACATGCAAAATTTGTCGTTGCTCATTACCAAGATGGGAGAGTGGAAGGCAGCGTACGATAAATTCATGTCGCCGACCGGCGGCGCGAATGTGAAGCACGGAATAGATTGGGACGCGCCGTTCTGGCGCATGTTGCGCTTCCTCACCCCGCAGCCGCTTGCGGAACAGCCGGAAGGCGAACCGCCAAGGACGCCGAAGGTTTCGGTAGTGCCGCGAGGTCGCCGCCAGTTTCGGATGGGCGGTAAGCCAATCGGAGAGGAACCGGCGACACCGACGCCGGAAGGAGAGCCAGCACCGCCGCCACCGCCAGCACCGCGCGGATCACAGGTGCCGGGTGCGCGACCGCCGATCCGTTCACGCATCTTTGGCGGCGGCGAGACACCGGCACCGGCAGCACCGACGCCAGCACCGGCAGCACCGGCTGCACCGCGTGGCTCTCTGCTCGATGAGGAAGGTCGTATCAACCTTTCGCCGTCCTCCTACAATCCGCTGGCGGGAGGACGCACGGGATTTCCTGCGCCGGTCGCGCCGTCGAGCGGACTGCGCAACGTCGCGTTCGGCGGCGGATCGCCGATGGATGATTTCCAGCGCGCCGTGAAGGAAGGCGTGTTCGCTGCTCTCGTGGATTTCAAGGCGTACGTGGAGGGCGGCGCGGCGGCGGAAGGTGGCGGCGGCTTCATGCGCACGTCACTTGGCGGCGGCGGTGGTGCAGGCACAGGCGGTGGCGATGTTGCACCCGCTGGCAACGTGTGGACACCCGGCGGCGGCGGCGGCGGCGGCGGCGGCGGCGGTGGTGGTGGTGGTGGCGGTGGCGGTGGCGGTGGCGGTGGTGCTGGCGCGACGCCTCCGATGGGCGGTGGTGTCCCATCCGGCGCACAGCTACCCGGCGGCGGCACTGGCGGCGGTGGTGGAGGTGGTCGTGGGTTTCCGCGCGAGGCGGAAATCAAAGCCGCGATGGTGGAGCAGTACATCAAGGAAGGCGTTCCGCCAGAGCAGGCAGAGAAGGCAGCGAACGCGATGGTGGGACAAGCCATCGCGGAGAGCGGATTGAAAAGCCAGTTCCACGACGCAGGCAAACGGCAAGGCTACGCTGGCGGATACCATCCGTCGATCTACGGCGCGGATCGCGCGCGTGGTCAACGCATGGTGGACTGGATCAAACAACAAGGCGGCGATCCAAACGACACCGTTTGGCAAGGTCGCTTCATGGCGAATGAGAGCATGAGCATGAGAGGCGGCAAGCCCGCCTTTCCAAAAACGCGTGGCGCGATCATGAGCGGATCGCAGGATGACATTTCCCGCGCAGGCACCGTTGAGTATGAAGCGCCTGCCACGCGGCACTCGCCAGCGACGCAAGCGGAGCGGATACGCAACGCGCGTGGAGTGGCGGCGCGCACCGCACCGGGCGCATCCGGCGCGCAACGCACCGACGCGACCGGCACGAGCGTATCGGATCAAACAAGCGGCGGCGATCGCGTGACGGAGCAACAGTCGAAGGTCGCTGCCGTCCGTCGCAGACCAATTGATCCGCGATTGAAAGACGCTCTGGAATATGCGGCAAGCGCCAGCGGCACCCGCGTCGGCGTCACGTCAGGCGGTCAGCATCGGCACGGTCATGGACCGCGCACCGGATCGTTGCGCCACGACGAAGGGCTGGCTGCGGATTTCGATCTACGCGATGAAAACGGCAAGATCATTCCGCGCGGCGATCCGCGCCGACTGAAATTCCTTGAGGAAGCTGCACGCGCTGGCGCAGGCGGCACCGGCACCGGCTACATGCGCGATCCGAGAAAAATCCACGCAGGCATCACGGGCGCGGGCGGCAAGATCGGTGAAGGTCTCGGCGCGTATTCCGGCAGTCCAGCGGAGCGTGACGCGGTGGCGCGCGGTCTGGCGAACAGGTTGACGCCGGAACAGTTGGCGGCGGCACGAGCAGCGCGCGGTGCCGGTGCGACCGCGCGCATTGATGGAGCGATCAACACGAGCGCACAGGGCGCGACCAAGGCGGAAGGCAGCGTCAACGTCAACATCACATCGAACGGCACGGCGGCGCGCGCCAAGACCAATGTGCGCGGCGCGCTGTGGCAACAGAGCACGGTGAGGAACCAGCGGCAGATGGCGCAGACCGCAGCGCCGGATACCGCGCCGGTAGATAGCGGGACAGAATGAAAATAGGAGACGTGCACAACAAGTGGCGCGACAAGTGGAAGCAGGCGATGTACCGCGGCGCGGAATTTTTTGTCGAGACCGACACGCGCTCCAGTGGTCGCCGTGTTGCGATCCACGAATATCCGAAACGCAATGTGCCGTACTCGGAGGACATGGGGCGCAAGGCAGTCAAGATCACCGTGCAGGGATATTTGATCACCGGACCCGGCGAGGACACCTACCTGATCAAAAAGGATTTGTTGATCGAGCAATTGGAGAAGGATGGTCCCGGCATGTTGCGGCTTCCGTTGCCGTATCAGGCGCAGGACGTGGAGGTGATGGTCGTCGGCTACACGGTGACGGAGACTAGAGAGCGCGGCGGCTACTGCACGATTGATATGGAATTTGTTGAGTACGGTGATCCGACCTACCGATCCAACATTTCGACCGGCGGTGAAATCCGCAAGGCGGCAGGCACGACGGAGGATGTCGTCGTCGGTCCTTCGACCGACATGACAGCGCAGGAAGTGGCTGCGTACTGGCAGGCGTATCAGGCGGCGCAGCAACAACAAGAGCCAGCGTGGAACCCGACACCGGAGGAAGCGACGGCGGCGGCGGGGATGGGACCATGACCGGCGACGAGGCGGATGAAGTCCTTGGCATCGTGCGGCGGATCGGTCCCGTGATCATGTCCGCTGCGGTCAAGCCGACCGGCGAAGTGGGCACGGCGTTGCGTCGATGTGTCGGCATGATGGTCGCTGACAAAAACATGGTGCATCGCGCCTCGTTCGGTTTCGCGATGGTTGTTTGTTTGGACCTTGCGCGGATGTGCTCCGCCACGATTGTCACGATGGATCGCGTGCGCAAGGCGGCGCTCGCCGAGACGCCTCTTGGTCAACCGGCGGTGATCACGGTCAACATGATCGTGCGGCTGGCGCTTGCGAGCGAAGCGCGCATCCTCGCGGATCAAACGTTCCGGTCCCGCAACGAGGTGGACGACATCGCGACCGCGATCAACCTCGCATTCTCCGCGACGGCGGAAGCTGCCGCCGACAGTCTCGACGCCGAGACCTACATGGCGTTGACGCGGCTGCACGGCGATGTCACGCGCCACCTTGGTGATCGCGGTCGGCAGCTTCCGCGCGTTATCAGCTACACGATGCAAGCGGTGCTTCCTTCGTTGAGAATGGCGCAACGATCCTACGGCGACCCGAAACGGCATCAAGAGTTGATCAACGAAAACCGCGTCGTGCATCCGGCGTTCATGCCGCGCACGGGCGTGATGCTGGCGGTGTGACATGGCGACCGCACCGAAGGCACCAACCAAACCGCTCGACCTGTTGCGCAAGCCAGCGCAAGGACAGAATGTCACGCACACGCCGTTGACGCGCGTCCTCACCGGCAGCAAGGAAATTTGTACGCTGGAGGTCAACGGCACCTTGTTCACCAACTGGACGACGGTGCGCGTCGAGCAGCGGGTGACGCAGGCGTTTCCGATTTTCCAATTTGAGTGCACGGAGGAAATGCCGATCCCGCTGCGGATCACCGGACTGCAATTCACACCGGGCGACATCGTGACCGTGTACGTCGGCGGCGTGCCTGTCGTGTTCGGTTTCATCACGGAGCGGCACGTCGGCTACGATGGCACGCAACACGGCGTGAAGTTGATAGGCACTGGCGACACCTTCGACCTGACCAATTCATCCGTGCCGCTGGAGAAGCTAAACGGGCACGATGGAAAAAACTGGCAGGCGCTTGCGTCGGAGTTAATGCAGCACCTTGGCATCAAACTTCACACGATGGGCGCGGTGGACCCGAAGCCCTATGACCGCGTGCAAGTGCAGCCCGGTGAAGTGATCATGCAAGTGTTGGAGCGGTATGCGCGGATGCGCAACATCGTGGTCGGCTCCAACGCGAACGGCGGTCTGCTCGCCATCGGCGAACACGAGGTGCAGCCGACCGGCGACCTTGCCGAAGGATACAACATCCTGCGCGCCAACGCGGTCGTGCGGGACAACATGGTTTACAAACGCTACCTCGCGGTCGGTCAGGGCGCAGGCAGCGACGCCAAGCACGGCGACGAACAGAACAAACAAATTGCGCAGCGGTGGGGCACGTCAACGCGCAATCGGTATTCCATCGTCGTCGCCGATCTGGCTGACGACCTGTACGGGCTGGAGCGGCGCGTCAAGATGGAGGAAGTTTTTTCCGAAGGGAGCAACATCGAGGCGTCCATCACCGTGCAAGGCTGGTTCAAGAATAACAACACGTCGGAGGAAATCTGGCGCGCGGGAGAATACTACACGATTTTTTCGCCGTCGCTTATCCTCAACGATACCGTGCTCGGATGCGCAGGCTGCGTGTACGAACAAACAAACGGCGGCGGCACCACCACCACGATGCAGATGGTGAAGCCGATCCACATGAACGGGCAATATAATTACCGCAACGAGGCGCAGGAATACGCGCGACGGGTGCGCGAACGCCGACCGCCTCCTACGACACCGGAGGTCAAAACGAAATGAACAGGAACAGCCTGACGGAAATGTCTGGACGCATCATGCATCTGGCATCGCGGTTCACGCTCAACAAGAGCACGGACCTTCCGATGATGCAGGAATTGTTTTTGGACAGCATGAATTCGGACGGTCGCAACAAGGTGCCGGTGGAACGCGTGCAGGCGTTCGGCTTCACGTCAACGCCGCTGCCGCGCGACGAGGACGACAAAAAGCAGGGCGGCGAAAGCGGCGGCGGCAGCGGCGGCGACGGCGAGAAAAACAAGGGACCGTCAGCGGAAGGGATTTGTTTGTACCTTGGCGGGCAGCGCAATCATCCTGTGTGCATCGCCATTGACGACCGGCGGCATCGCCCGATGGGATTGAAGCCGGGAGAGAATGCCCAATACGATGACATCGGGCAGATGACCCTACTGCGCCGCACCGGCATGTTCATCCTGTCGCTCGACAGCGACGAAAAGGGATCGGACGGCAAAACAAAAAAGGTGGAGCGCATGGTGTCGCTGCGCCACGTGGAAAAGAAAAAACAGGAACGGCACAAGACACAGCCGAAGGCGAGCCTGTTGCGCGGCGAGAGCGCCGAACAATGGGCGGCGGCGCAGGCGAAGGCGAAGGAGGAACACAAGCACGAAGGCGAGACGGTCAACACGGAGGTGCGGTGCACGAAGGGCAGAATTGAATTCCGTTCCGGTGACAAGGTGGTCGGCTACTACGATGTCGGGAAGGAGGAATGGCACCTGTCGGGGAAAATCGTGACGATGCAGGGGAGCAGTCGCGTCGAGACCATCGGCAAGAC